CTCAGGTATCCCAGCCTCGCTCATCGGGAAAGCAGGTCCGTTTGTCTCTGGCTCATATGCCACACCCTCAAGTACGCCTTTTATTCTTGCCCTCGTTGGAGAAAAGTTGGCTAGGACTAACCGTAATTCAGCCTCTTGCCAGGCACAAGCTTCCATACTGGACCAACAAGGATGGAGCGCCATAGCCCCAAGTGCTTCTAGAGCTGCCGCAAAGTGTTGTTCTACTCTATTCAGTCGCACATAATCAATTATCCATGCCCACTGCGTTTGAGGTTCAGTCCACGGTATGCCATTGAAATCCCCAGTAATAACACCAGTTCCATTCACAGGTTCCAAAAGCAGTTGATTAGTATCTAGGCCTGGTATGTACACGTCAAAGTTTAGTCTGGACGTTTGATTCCTTCCTAAAACATGCACCAAGTAATATGCCTCTTGAACGCGTTGGGCTGCATTATAAGTCATTACGTAAGGTTTTTCCCAATAATTTTCTTTGGTGCGTGCTGCCCATACACCCGCTTCCACAGATTCGTCATCTACGGGAAATCCTAAAAGGACTTCCTCAGTATGATCTTCCAGTCCAGTTCCTAAGTCTACCACCACGTGTGCATCCCTGTAAGGGGCCATTAAAATTCTCAATACGTTGTTTCTAGCCCCACTGTCTTTGTATATCTTCGCTTTCAACCACGATACAAGCATATTATACAGAAAACTCTCATGACTATCACCTTGCACTTGCTTGCTAACGTTCATCATAGTGTCCTCCTTGACTAGCCTCTTCGCCGAAGACGTCCTGGCAAACTCGCTAAAAGCAGCTGCACCGTTAAAATTTCCGTCTTCATCTATGAACTGTTTGTTATACCCCGAGTAGTTAGTATACTCTGGGACCATTTTGCAGGTTTTCTTCTTACCTGCCATTTGGAAATCCGCACTTAATTCCAAATCTGAGACATAAGTGCCAATGCCGTCTTTAACAACCGCACTGGTTTTATTCACTATGGTTAGTCTACCGTCTGGTAGACCTTGAGAATTATTATTGCCGAAGCCAAAATCAACGCTGTCTAGTACGTACTTGATAGACATTTTAAACAGGGGAATTATAC